GTGTAATTTCAGTGATTTCGTATTCATTATCATCGAAATACGTCACTGAGTATTTGTTGTCACCGTAGGTGTAATGATCTGTCCAAAATCGTTGATTGTTAGAGCTTTCATCAGGAGTCAGTAAAGTCAGAATTATGATCATATCTGCCTTTTCTTGACCTTCTAATGTGCGTTCATTAGGACGAATAATTCCAGCGCGAACTAAAAAGTCGTACGCTTCTTCTTTGGTTTTTGCTTTAAAGTCCATTTGTCAACACCCACATAAACACATCGGGGCCATCTAGGATAACCATATCGCTTGCATACTTTAGTCGCTTGGAGCGATACTTGCCCCCAACCTTTTCCACTTCGACCATTTTAGGAGTAAAGCGAAGAACTTGAGCAATGTAAAGGCCATTGTCGGCAACTGCAACATACTGACCTTCTTTGAACTCTCGTCCCATTAGGTCGTAGTGTAGTTCAGTTGGCTTTACACTTTTGATTGGCTTTTTAACGTTAGTCACGGGGATTTTTCCATTCCTTAGAAGCAATACGTGCTTCGCTTACAATCTTCTTACCAAGCGTCCAAATTGGATGCCAAAAGTAACCCAAAATAAATCCGTATACAAACGGACCAATGTAATCAACAAATGTCATCGCATACCACCTGGGCCACTTGTACTTTCACAGCGAACACCTTTGCCAAACTCGTCTAAGATTTGGCGTGCCTGACCGCGTTCACCGACTATAAACTTATAGCCTTCAATGCAACGACTTTCGGTCATACCATTAACACCCCAGCTGATGTTATTGGTTTGGCCAGTTGTGCCCATTAGTACAGGCAAGGCTATAGCAATGATGATGCCGCCAATGGCCAGCAAAATCATTAGTTCAATAAGAGTAAATCCACGTTGTTTCATTCTTCAACTCCGAAATGTTCTTTTATCTCGTCAACGGCATCTTCCTTCAATCGGTATGCGGCAAACAATGCCCCACTTGCGTTATGTGCTTGACCATCAGGTGGGTTCTTGGCAAACTCGTGCCAGCCCTCTCCCATTTCAACTAACTTGGAGCAACATTCCCGAACAATCAACTCGGCGAACTTTTCTTTGTTGAACCATACATCTTGTGCCATTTCACTATACTCATAGCAATCTTCACCAACTTCTTTGATCCACGCTTTAATTCGTTCGTTCATAGTATCAGCCTCTGAGAGTGTTAAGAAATTTTTCCTGCTCACGCATATATTTGCGATACTGTTCTCGGAGCAAGATACGAAAGTAGTTTACAAACGGTACAATACTTGCAAACAACATACTATACAAGATAAAACTTAGGTTGTATGTATGTGAGATAGAAAACATTGTGACAAAAGATGCTACAATCGACATAAGAAACGTTGGCATAATTGCAATGCCTGGCTCATTGACTACAAATTTGTCATATTCGTAATACTTGCGAATAACTCCGCCGAACATACGCTTCAGCAACCATCCAATAAAATAAACAAAATTTTTCATTTAACTTTCCAAAACGGTGTGCTACGTACAATCTTTGGGATAGGCAGTAGCACAGGAATTAGCAATACCCCAATCCAAATCATTTGTAAGTACTCGGGCTCGATGAACCTATCTACAAATATGTCGTACATACCAACAACAAAGTAGATAAGCCCAGTGACGAACATATACTCACCTGGGCTTATCGGTAACTTCATATTACTTAGGCATCATCAGTGCGTTAAAGTTAGCAGGCACAACAATGGTCTGAACCTTGCCGTTCTTAATACCTTCAGAGATGTTCATCATAGCCTGTGCTTGCATGTAAGCAATTGACTGAGCACCTTGGTTGCTTAGAGCTTGCATACGCTCTGCTTCCATCTTGGCGGTCTTAACTTCTACTTCCTTTTGCTTGAGTTCGTTCTTAGCACGAACCAAATCGTTGGCACTTGCAACAACCGAGTCGGCCGGCACAACATTACGAATCAGCACTTGACCTACAACCAAACTACCATCCAGCTTTTCATCAGCAAGACTCTTTTGGATCTGCTCTTTGATAGCGGCTTCCATTGCTTGTCGATTGTCTGCCATGTCCAGTGCTTCGTACTTACGTGCTTCTTTGTAGATGGCATTACGTGCGGCCTGGGTAATGTAGTTGTACATCAAATAAATGTCGCCGTTGTGACGAGCATGGAACGCTTGGCTCTTAGTAGAGTAAAGCTCGGCAACTTGTGCTTGGTTGATGTTATAGATAACCACAGCATCAAAGTCTTTCATGGTGGAGTTATCTTTAGCAACGGGGGTCATGTCGTCGAGCTTGACGTTAACGTCCTTGATAGGGAAGGTGAGAACATCACCAACCAGGACCTGGTTAAACGAGCCAGGTAGCAGTTCGCCACTTTGGACTTGCTTGTCAAAGCCGACGCGAACGCCAACCTCGCCGGTTTCGATACGAGTACAGCCAGTAGCAAGAACTGCCGCGGCCAGAATAGAGAGAGTTGCAATACGCTTCATGATGAACCTTTAAAAAAGAATTACGATAAAAATTAAAAACGCTGTTGTTAGCAGTGAACATAGTATAGCATAGCTACCTATCTTTGTCAATGCCCAGGCTTCACTTCCGGACAAATTTCTTAGAAACTTTATGCCAAAAAAGAACATGGCAAAAAGGATCAACCAAAAGAAAATTACTCGTATCATTACATGCTCCAGTAAGATTCGCTTGCAGGGTTGCAACACCAAGGAGTGTCACGGTCGATTTGTACATCCTTGCCAGTCATCAAGTTCTTAACAGTTTTCATTGTTGGGAAGAACTCGATGCGGAAGCCAAGACGTGTAGGGTACAGTTCGTATTGCAATTCGCGAACTTCACGCTTCATTTCAGCTTCGTCGCGATGTTGCCAAACAGTAGTGCTAACCAGACGCTCACCAGACTTGGTACGCTTGTCTGCTTTGTAGATGTACATGGTGTGAGTTTGTTTCATCTTTGGCTCCTGTTTGTTTCTGTATGTGTGTATTATACGTCCAATTTGGCCTGCTGTCAAGCCGCTTGCTTGGCTTCCATCATTTCGCTCAGGATGAACTTGGCAATGTTCATTTGCTGTCGAACGTATTCAGTGGAGCGGGGGCCAGTGCCCATTGCCATCATCTCTTGGCAGTCGCTCATGATGCCCATAACAACCATTTCAAGACCAGAAAATCGAGCAGTCATGCTATTCATGTACTGTTCGCGGATATCAGCTTCAGACATTCCGTAGCACTTGGTTTCAAATTCTGTCATTTCAAGCTCCTTTTTGCTGTTGTATGTGTATATTATACAGGTCCAGGGCCAAATGGTCAACCTTTTTTTGGTGTTTTGAGCCAGATTTTTGGTGTTTTTTGGCTCAAAAAGTGTTGTATTTTTGCAACAAAAAGGTAATACTTAATACTACCCTTTTAACAGTAAGCTAAAAGCCCACATATCTGAAAAATTTGCATCTGTGTATGTATACGGGATCCAAAAGTACCCGCCTTCGCCCCAATCGTCCCCGAAACTATTTCGTAGCAAGAACAGTTGCTTTGAATCATCGTAGCCAACTATGCACATGGCATGACTTTCCATTGGATCTGGTTGATTGAAAAGTCTTTAATCTTTTTAAAGAGGTTCATTGTCAACGCCTTAAATGTAAAAGGGAGAGTTAAAGCCGCAAGCATCGTAAACACATTCACGAACTGCGGTATCAGTTGCTTCGCCAAAGTCCTCGGGGAAACGTTCAGCTAAACTGCAAAGCTCATTATAAACTTTAGGCCAATCCAGCTTGAGGATCTTGGCAGTCCTGACGATAGCATCAACTGCATCATTACCGGCTTCTGAGAACATAGCATAATCTCGGCTCATGGTATCTCCTTATTCGTTAACTGTAATTTTGTCGCCCCGCAGGACCCAAACAAAAGCCATAAACACAGAACTCAGCTGATCCGCACCCACTGAGCGCATCATACGATAGCCTTCTCGAAAACCAATTTCTCGTTGCATAGTGTTTTCCTTACAGTGTGTTAAGAGCAGGTTGCATGATTGCAATCAGTTCGCGTTCGCGAGCGTGAGCCGCTGTCTTGCCGCGCACCACTTCCAGCAAGTAGGGAGTAAACCCTTCACGGCCATATGTACGAAGTGCTGTACACAAGTTCCAGTTCTTGCTTTCTGTGTTAGCACGGGAAAGGTGACGGTTAAAACGTCCACGAACAGACGACAATGCAGTACCATCAACTACAGTGATACCAATGTAGCTTTCGCCAGTCACTTCGCAAAACAGTTCGTAAATTGCATGGTTACGATCTGTACGGCGCTTGCGTTGTGTTGGAGTGTTTTTGCAGTTCATGTGTTTATTATACTGCGATCTGGACCAGAAGTCAACCGTTTTTTGGGTTTTTGGTCCAGATTTTTGGGGTTTTTGGGCTAAAACCAGCTATTTTCTGTGTACTTTTGTTGTATTTTAGCTACAATTAAATAGCCCTATATTATCGATTATAGCCCTGTCTAAATGCTTCATTATCTCGACGGCGTTGTTCTTCATAATAACGTTGTCTTACACCACGTTCGCAAGCATGGCGTTCACTGTGAGTATAATAATGCCCGCAATTATAATGAATAACTGGAGCATCATAAACGATTACTGTTCTAGGTTGTGCCATTGCATTACCAATAACCATACCAGCAGTACCTGCTACGATAGCAGTTCCAGTTCGAGTGGCGCAACCACTTAATGCCAAAACTGCAACAATACCAATTAAGAGTTTAGTTTTCATTGTCATATTCCTCAGTTTCTAAATCAATTCTTAAATCGCCATAAATTGTCAGTAACTCAATATTGCTAATATTATTCCAATTTGAATCAAGTTCCTCGCCTAGTAATTCTGCTAAACGATGACATTCTCGAATAACCATATCGCGCATTATCGACGCATCCTTGAAATATCTACAGCCTGCTCGTCGCTGAATACTGGAACAGCATTTGATTTGTGCATAGTAGCAATACCCTTTACCTTGGTACCAGTATAGACTTTTGGTGCCGATAATGTAGCATTGCCATTACCAGTATTCAAACTTGGAATACGGGCCTGGTCGGCGCCACGGTGCATTTGTTTTGGAGCAACATACGGCTCTGCGGCAAGAGCACGTTTGCGCTTTTTATCTTCTGCTTCAACACCCCAACGCTTTTGCAGTTCTTTCCATTCAGCATCTAATTCGCGAGCTTTTCGTGCTTGCTCTGCAGATGCAAACTTTCGTTTACTTTTCTTTTTACCAGTGGTAGAGAGCCATGGACCTTCTAAATGCATACTCATTATTGAACCTTGAGTGTTAACTTGATACGCACAGTATAGCACCTTTTTGGGCACTTGTCAAGCCTTAAAAATGTTAAAAGATAGTCGCTTTAACAGTCGGTCCGGCTCACCAGGTTGAAACGTTACAACATCACGACGATGTACACTATTCCAGTTATCGTAAATCAACATGTCGCCATTTTCCCATTTATGCTTGTACAATGTGTTTGGCTTGCTTTCGCACAGTCTAAAGATCTTTTCCATAAACTCGCGTAACTGAATAACTTCTTTTCCGCCTTTTGTAACATGGTGGATCCAAGTTTTGCCTTTACCGTAACAGTTCATTCTAGGACTTACTCGACCCGAATATGGATTGGTTTTTAAGAACGGAAATTCTGTAATACCAGTTCCGGGCGCGTACATAAAGTGTTGGAAAACCTTAACATCACTATAGTATTCTTTTTCTTCTTTGGTAAATTGGTCGTATGCAACTTCTAAATTTAACCATTCAGTTTGACCGCTGTTGTCATTTGCAGTACGCACCATGTACAATGAACGAGCTGGAAAACTCTTTCCACCAATGTGTGCCATGTCTGCATGATAAAACATTTCAGTATCGCGCCAATGGTTGTTTGTTGTTTTAAAATAGCTAGTAGGTGTGGCTAAGTTTTCTTTGTTTAATGTAACATCAAATTTACCCGAACCATGTCGGTAATCTTCGACAGTCCATAATGTACCAAACTTGCTAGCGATATTGTGAAACTGTTTGTCAGATAAGTCTGGACCAAAACCTTTAAGGATAATTAAGCCTCGATTAACAAGCCTATCTCGCCACACAGACGAAGACTCGTCCATAAACTCGTCGTATGAAGTATGATATTCTGTGCACCAAGAATCGTGTATATTGTGTATTTTCATACAAATATTTATGCACCTAAAAAGACAGTAGTAGCCTAATATTATTAGTGCCGCTTACTTTATACGGCGCTGAATTTATTAAGGCTCAGCAGTGAAATTTCGCCGGCAATTTACGTTTGCTAGACGGACGCTTGCCCGGAGGCTAACCGTTACGACAACGGCCCTAAGGTTGGGTTCTTTAGTTCCAAATTACCATTTTGAAACGTTCTTTAATTATACCAAAGTATTTACACTTCCAATCGCTTTGTGCAAAGAAATCAAGTCCAAACCATTCGCTTTTACGAGCCAGTAATGTTTCGGCCGCATCTGCCCAATCAATGTTTAGCAGGATAGGTTCTACTTGACTTTTAACGTCTTGTATTTCGTTGTAGTTGAAACTGTCCCATTCCCAGTGTAACAGTTCAAATGCATTGCCTTCACGATCAGCATAGTCCATAGAGAAGTCTAGGCCCCACTTGGGTCGCATGGCAATAATTTTGTGTAGCAGTGGAAGTGTTTGTGACCAGTATTGCAATTGTTCTAATGCTGGTCCAGCATAGGCCTTGCGTTCAAATAACAAACTGTGATTTAATAC